GCCAACAGCGGTGTTATAATCACCAGTAGTAATCGCAGTACCAGCCTCATTACCTACAAATGTATTGTAAGAACCCGTCGTAATAGCATCACCAGCTAGTCCACCTATTAGGGTATTAACTGTGCCTGTGGTTATTGCTGTTCCTGCGTTATACCCAACCGCCACGTTATAATTATCAACATCAGCGATTTGCGCTCTCAATGCACTAAAACCTACAGCTACGTTTTTCCTACCTGTATCTTCAGTTAACATTGCATCTTTACCAATAGCCACATTGGAGTGGCCTGTAGTGTTAGCTCCTCCAGAATCATAACCAATTGCTACGTTATTAGACGCTGTGGTACTTACATCTAAAGAACCAAAACCAATTGCCACATTACTTGAACCTGTAGTATTAGCTTTTAAAGTGTGCGCTCCTAGTGCTGTGTTAGTAGCACCTGTAATATTAGTAGTTAAAGAGTCGTAACCTAAAGCTGTATTGTAGTCTGTGGTAGTCGTTGCGTCTAAAGCATTAGTGCCAACAGCGGTGTTATAATCACCAGTAGTAATCGCAGTACCAGCCTCATTACCTACAACCACGTTGTAGTTACCGCCAGATTCTATTGAGTTACCTGCGTTGACACCTATTCTTAGATTTCCAGTCCCTGCTGAAGCAGTAATAATATCTGCACCATCTGCAAAGGTAACGTCTGCCGCTAGAGCAACTGCACCTGTCACACCAAGCGTTCCACCAACAGTCATATCGTCCGTAACAGTTAGATCATCGCTAACCGTTAAGTCATCAACCACTGTGGCTCCAGCTAAGTTAACCGCTGTAAGTAAATCGTGAACCACGCCACCTGAACCTAAACCATCCGTTGCAATAACCTTAGTCTGCCCTGCTGGAATAATAACATTTGCACCACTGCCACATGTAAAGGTTAAAGCCGCTGATGTTGCATTATACATAAACCAAGTTTTGCTAGAAGTGTTTGGCAGAAGTGTTACCGTACATGCCTGACCGCCACCTGTAAGTTTTAACCCAAGGCATCTATCTGCGTCTAAAGCACCGTCTGCAATTGTAATGTTGTCAGTAGAAGCGTTTGCAATCGCCCGTGTTCCCCAAGCAACCGCTTGGCCAATAATTTCTAAGTTTGTGTTTGTGTTTGTACCCCATGAACCTGACGCATCGCCAGTAGCCATCTCGTTAAGTCTGAGGTTATTTACATAGGTGCTTGCCATATTAATCGATCCTTACTATTGCGTTAGAGGCGGTGTTTGCAGGAAACACAATCTTAAACGTACCACCAGAAACTGTGAAGTCACCGCCAAAATCTAAGATTGCGATTGCTCCTCGTGCGTTTGACGATGCATCGCCCAGTGTTTTATTATAAATTAATGCACCTCGCGCAGTGAATGTAGCCGAAGTCCACTCAGGATCAGCGGAATCAAACACGCCACTGGTGCTGTTTTCTTCTACTGTCTTACTTGCCAATGCAACTCCAGCAGTGGTGTAGCCTCCACCATTGGCGACTTCGTTAGATGTTATGTACCCATCTGTAGTCGCGTTTAGTGTTGCCGAACTTGTGTAGAGTGCAATCATTATAGTATCACTGTCTAAGTGCTGATCACCCAGAAGGACATCTTTCTTAAATAGTGTACTCATCGCTTGTGTAATAGCCATTATATTCCTCCGTTGTATTCAGCTGTGTAATCTCTTAGCATCTCTTGCTGGAATAACTGAACTGATTCATCAAATTGTTGTTTGTATAAGGTTAACGTATTTGCATCTTTTAGGAAAGCAGAAGTTTCATAAAGGCAAGCCGCCAATAAAAGAGCCTCCGCATGATCGCCCAACCACGTTGTAGTATTGCCAGATGTTAAGCCTGTTGCTGGGGCAACATACTCAGCACTGTAAGCAAGAATTGTATCAGGTGTTGGGGCAACTGTTATAACAGTGCCTGATGTCCCTGCTGAAATCGTGCTGTACATTATTGGCGTTCCTTGGGTTGTCGAGTTTGGCCAATAATCTCTTAGATAGGAATCTATTCTGTGATCTAAAAAACTAACAACATCGCTAGTTGTAATAGATAAATTCCTAATCATTCTTGCATCTGCTACTGTGTATTGGGCTGTACCTACAACAAGATTTGCCGCTGAAGACGTAAACCTAAAGCATGGCAAGTTTGGCAGTCTCTGGAAGATCATTTCTTCAGCTTGGCTAATAATTTGATCTATAGAAGCTGTTAACTCAGAAGAATTATCCTCTGTAAAATTTTGTATATTAGATACTAAAGTTGCGTAATTCATTATTCACCCCACCCATTTATTCCCCAACCTTCTTGACCCCAGCCAAGAATTTGGACACTTTCTGTGCCAACTGCACCTGTGCCGGCTACGCCTGCTTCAGCAATTGATAAGTTTAGGGCCTCTACACCGACAGCACCTGTGCCAGCAGTTCCAGATACACCTTTAACTCCAACAGGTGATGCGGTTCCAACTGCACCTGTGCCTGATACTCCTGCTTCAGTAATTGATAGCTCTAGTAATTCACTGCCTATCGCGCCTGTGCCTGCATCACCAGAAGGATTAGGGCTAATTGTTATTTCTGAAATTGCACCATTGCCAACAGCCCCTTTACCATGCATCCCAATTCCAGGAAGTAATCTTGGGTCAATTGTCCAGTCTTGCGTAAATCCAACAAAGAAAGTTACATTGTCAGGATCGTTATCTGGGCGAGGCTTAAATAAAGCTGTTGCGTCTATTATATTTTTCGCAGGTGTTAGCTGTGGCTGTTTAGGATCAAACTCTTCAGGCTCAACGCGCAAATTATTCCAAGTAGTTTTAAGGTCTTTATATCTAACCTTAAACCCACTTATGTCGCTCATGGCATTTGATTTTTTACCTGATGCGTATCTCGCCATTATCCTAAGTTCAATCCTGTTGGGTAAATTCTTAAACTAACACCGTCATTATCCGCTGATTCAGCTAAGTCAAATGATTTCTGATATACACTTTCTAGCATTTGAAATTTATCAGGTGCATATTTTAAAGCCAACTTACTAGCCAATCCTGCACATATACAGTCTGACCAACGATACGGTACATCCGCATCTTGGAACGATGCCGTTATGTCTTCTATCTGATTAACTGCCCAATAACTCAGGCTGTATGTAGTTACGTCAGGGATCTGCCAAATATAAATTTGTGGTGTATATTGTTTATCCAACATATATTGATTTGGCTTTCCCGAACTGGTCTTGTTGGGAATCTGATTGTAATCCGAAATTGATATTCTGTCTATTGCTTGATCTGCCGTGTCAGTTCCTGCACTATCTCTTACAACTACATCAATAAGGTCTATTGTTCCAACTGGTAAGGTATATGGAGTAGATTGGTCTTTAACCAAAGTCAAAGTTAAATTCGTGACTGTCCAATAGTTTATACCACGATTAGACCACTCAGAAAATAACAAGTTCAAACTCCTCCTTGCGGAAGAAGCCTGATCACCTGTTCTCGTTTGAGGATCTATACCACAACGCTCGTAAGCCTCAGTTATAATTTCCTCGACATCGGGTCTATATGCTTTTGAATCTGAAGTTGCCATTAATAATCTTTAGATGCCCTAATAACAATCTGATAAGCATCGCCTGCCGCGCCTGCTCCTGTTGTTGTGAATTTAATATCGCCTGTTCCATTAGTTCCGTAAGTGCTACTGCTTGGCAGACCTCCGAAGATAGTAAAGTCTTGGTATCCGCTTTGACCTTCGTCAAGGTGAAGAACTATAATATCTGTATCTGCGTCAGCTAGAACCTCAACAGTCATAGCGTTTATTACCCACCAACATTCTAAAACACGAATCCCTGTACAAGTATCGCCATTAGCACTAGCACCTAAACCAGAGACATCTATTTTGGAAACGGCACTTTCATTACCACCATCAACATATTGATATTGAAAAGCAAAAGTAACTTCTCTGGTGCTTTCACTGATTTTTGTTACAGTTGTAATATCAGCCATTATTTACTCCTTTATAAAAGTGGCAGGAGTTTCCCCCTGCCTAATTAATATTACTCAAAAGGTGTGGCTAATGTAGCATCACCAAGTAAATATGCCGCGCAGTGCCAACGAGTAGCTGACTGAGCAGTTAATTTTATCAGACCACCAGAGAGCCAACCTTGCTCTACTGCTCCCAAATCAATAGTATCATCGTTACTTTGATCTGGTATGAAAGTGTTGGTGTCACCAGCAGTTGCTGGATCAGACAATATAGCAAAACCAGAATACAAGTCGGCTGTAGCACCTGTATTAATCTGTCCTGCACCTGTGAATGTTGTGCCAACGATGAAGTTATACTGCTCGCCACTTGCGGCCGCTGTTAACTCAGGAAGAGTAACTACAATTCCTGCCGCTCTTGAAAAGATAAAAGTAGTTCCAGACTGTGCCGCTGTTACTGCGTATGTTGCAGTTGTAATAGTAACTACAGGTGCTTTAGCTGTCAAAGTTCCTGTTAGAGTTGTATTACCAGTCACTGCAAGAGTTCCACCGACAGAGGCATTTTCAGAATATGTTGAATTAGTTGTTACGTTTCCGACTGAATCTTTAGTGATGTCAGAGAAACCAGAAGTGGAACGCACTGTTCCATTAAATGTTGTATTAGCCATGTAAATCTCCTTATCTTGGCAAATGTCAATCACATCATGTGATTGTTAAGGTATGAAGGAGGGCGAACCCTCCTTCAAATTATTATATTACGCTCCTTGAGAACCAAAAACGCCACGCCAGTCAGTCCAACCGAAAGAGTATCTCTCACGAACTTTATAACGAACATTTCCAGTTTCGAAGTCACCTTCCATGCCTTTTTTCATAGGCGATCTTTGGAACATCTTCAGTCCATCTGGGACATCAGTTGTCACAAACCATCCATCAGAGTCTGTCAATCGACGCATAACGTGTGAACCACCAGGTAAGTACCCGTTGTTTTTCATCGCGTTAATAGCGTTGTTTGCTGTGTCGTTTTGAAGATTGGACTGTAGGATACGATCCGCAACAAAAGTATAAGCAGTTGGAATTACCAACGTCTTACCTTGTGCCGCAATTCTAAGCCCACGATCATCTTTCATATCAGCAATATTGATAAGAATTGACTCAAGTGATGTTTCAGACAAATCAGCCGCTGTACCTAACACATTAGACTGAGTACCAATGCGAGATGGGTGTGATGCACTTAAAAGTACAATCCCGTCACCGCCTGTGTATCCTGCCGTTTGTGAAAAGTTAAGGACGTTAGCCGCTTTTAGCTCCTTAGTGGAAGCCATAGAACGGGCTAGTGCCTTAGTGTAACGTGAAGCAAGGGAGCCATATTGGCCGTCTTCTTCAGCTTCTTCCGTAATAGCGAAAGCCAAAGCAATTGTTTCATGCTGATAGCGTGCTGTCCATTGCTGTCCAGCGTCATCGTATGATATTGAGCTACCCTCATTTTTGGTAGGCGCATTTCCAAAACCTTGTAATAACACATCTTCTTCAAATGCTTTACTACTTGTGTTGCTGGAAAAAACGTCTGTCCACTCAGGGGGATAACTATCGTACTCTAAGCCAAACAAGGTATTAAGACCTGGTTCTAGCATTTTAGCAAAACTTGCTCTATTCATAGCCATTTTCTATACCCTTTCTATATACCTGCGGTCTGTTTTAGGAGATGCTCGTTTATTAGCACTTCCATGACAGCATTCGCACCAAAAGTATTTTCTGGTGCATCGTAAAGAGCCATGATCTTACAAGTAGCTGTACCTGCGGCCATAGTTCCACTAATTTCAAACCCAGAATGACCTGATACGGCCGAACCTGCTCCTGCGACAACATCGGCACAATTTCCGATATTTGTTTGTGCAGTAGTACCTGCTGATTGAACTTTGAATACAGTGTACGGGTCGTCATAGATATAAATAATTATATCTGTGGCGGCTGTGCCTGAAGGCCAGTATTCACTGTAAACGTATGAGCCATCACTTGCGGTATAGCTTACACCATCAAAGACACCAATATTATTGACCTCTGTTGCTGTATGTGGAGTTATCAAGCCTGTACTAATGACAATACAAAGATCACCTTTAAAGATGTTCTCTGCTAGTTCACTTGCACAAGTATACTTGTTAGTCCGTGGTGCATTACCACTCATGTGGCGAGTTGGGACGAACCCAAATGCGGCATCTGCATTAGCCATATTTTCTCTCCTTTAGAGTTTAATTTTAATCATCCATAGCAGACGAGGGTCTGCCACGGCTCGATGAAGACTTCCTTTCTTGAAAGATTGGTTGTCCATTGTTCCTGCCTAGCGCGTCAAGCTCTCCTACAACTGATTCATTTTGCTCTGCATTCCTACCTTCATAGTAAGCCCTTTGGGCTTCCTTTTTCTCGATAGGCATTTCACATAGCAACATGCCTTCAACTCCAATTGATCCTGCCCACTGTCCGTGGTTAATAGTCGAAAAGAGTGAATCATCTTTTACGGTATCTGCTGGGCGTGGTGTCCATCCTTCTCGCATACGTTTGTATACGTTGTCTTGTGTTTCTTTCCCCAGAATCGAGGTGGTTATCCATCGTTGAACGTAACCAGGACGAGCCTTTGGTGCATCCAACAATGCTGGTGGTGACCATGTTGTATCGGGGCGAGATTGCTCCGACCTAACAGAATCACGGGTCTCACTTGCGCGAACATTTCTTGCTTCAGTCATAATTTAGCTCCTTTCAAGTTTTCTAATTTCTGAGGCGTAGCGTTTTAAACCATCCTCAGTTGTTATTCCAACTTCTCTAGCCGCACTGAGTTGTTGCTTAGTCAAGCGAACCCTGTTGCCCTTGTAGTTTGGAGAACCGCCTGTAGAGGGCGCGACTGGTGATCTACTTTTTGTTCTCTTCGTGTTACTTGGACTTGATCCTGAGATTAACTCAGGAAATACATTTTGTAAACGTCTATTTAATTGATCGTAATACTCATCACTGTCCTTGTTGAACCCTTCAATATCTAATTGGACATCAATGGCTCTTGCGGCCGCAGTTTCTCGCTCGTATCCCTGACCGTTAAACCAGTTATTTCTCTCCCACCACTGCATTGCTTTTTGAGGTGCTGGGTTTTGAGCCGCTTGTTGCGCTCGACCTACAGTTGGAGATGCAGTTTCCTGTTGCGCTCTTTGATTTCTCTGCATTTCAGATACACGCATTGCCGCACGGTAGTCAGCTATTTGCTCTGAGAAATCCAACTGAGCGTCAGTGTCTCCCTCCTCGATAGCTTTCTTTAGAGCTTCCTTAGTTTGTGCGTATCTCTGGTTAAAGGCATTCTCAGAACTTTGCTGAGATCCTTTCTCAAGTCGTTCAAGTCTAGCGGCAAGTTGCGCGTTCTGCTCTTGGATCTGCCTTGACTGAACTTCTGCCTCCCTACGTTGGGCGACTAACTTCTGGATTCTCTTCTGAACCTTTTCTCCATATTCAGGCCCATCCTTTTTATTTTCTTCTTCAACAATATCATCGACTTCCTCTTGAGGGTCGTCAGTGATTTCTATTTGAAAATCGTCTGGGTCTGCCTGTGCTTTTTTTATTTCTTCGTTGATCTCTTCGATCACTCCGTCTGCTTCATTACTCATGGTTGCGTCCTCCAAGTTTTACGCTAGATATGCGGAAATTTTAGCACCTTCGGGAACGATCGATGTTAATTCATCGTCATTCAACAAAAGTAACTTAACTCCATTGACTACAATTTTCTGACCTGCGTACTTTCCATACGTCACACGATCATTAACTTGTGGACTTAACGTCTTCCAAGCCTCTCCCGTGTCACGATCTCGGTATGCTAAATCACCTACAGCTACAATTCTGCCGTGGGCTGTCAGATATTCTTCATTGTCTTTTGAGATAGGGGCTAGTAATAATCCGCCCTTTGTTTTCATGTTCACCTGATTTGGTTGAACTAGAACTTTCCAATTAAGTGGCTTTGGCAATTCGGCCTGAGTTACACTTTCTTCGCTTTCTTCGTCTTTCCAGACTGCATGTTGATGAGACATGTTTATTCATCCTCTCTGTTAAAGTTTTTTAATGTGTCGTCGATCAAGTCAGAAGATCTAAGTAACCCCTCTGCAATTCCAACGTCTTTTTGGTATGATCCAAAATCGGCTTCCCGACCTAGAACCATTTTTTCAGCTATCTCTAGCCGTTCCTTCTTCAGATTGTCTTTTATCTTCTGAAGTAGATCTGTTATCGTCATCCTTTACCTTTCCAGACATAGAAACGCCTTTGACGAATACTGTTACATCTTTACTCATTTAGTAACCTTTCTTTTTTCCGCCTTTTTTCTTTCCGCCTTTTTTCACTTTAATCTCCTTTTTGTTTCTGGGCTTCATTAACTTCCCAAAGGATGCCCTATTCAACGCCATTGGGAATCTCGCTTAATGCTCCAG